CACTATCCTCTTCGTCGGCAGCGTCAGATGTGTATAAGAGACAGCCTGAAGGTAGGTTACAAAAAAGCTTGGAATCTGCTGTATTTTCGCTTACTACTCCCCAAATAACGAGAGAAAAGAATCTTCCTGACATAGATGCTCCGGTAGAATCTGTCAGTAAGGCATTCAAATCAGTAACTTTGTTGTAAGGAGTAACGGAATCATTGATCACATATATATCAGGTGTTCCCGAAAATGCCGGAAAAGGATAAGGGTGCAGCTGACGTACATTACCTGATGCAGTAGTCAAAATAACATTATCGGCAGATCCACCATTAGTAGTAATGGTATAAGTTTGTGCAACTCCATCGGTCCATGTGGCATGTTGACTTCTTATCCATGAATTTACGTCCTCCATATGCCCTTGATTATTAGTTCCTGTTAGGTGATCTCTCCATACATGAACTTTATAGGCACCATCTGTTTGTAAAGATGCGGCAGATTGACATAATACAGTAGCTAAAGGAGCATGTTCAGTAGTCGGAAAGCTAGATGTACTTATCGTTAGTACTTTAGTAGATTGTAGGAAATATACGTAGTTAAGTGTAGGAGAAGTGTCGCTTCCGGCGGTTAACGTTATGGTATCGGCGGGAGTAGTATCCCAATCATGATACCCATCAGAGAATACTACCGTCAAATCTCCACCACCACTTTTATCTACTGAAGCAGTAATAGTGACCCCATCAGATGTGACTTCAACATCGATGCTTTCTATTATAGAACCATTCCAGCCATGCATACCGGTAGATTCGAAATTTGAAGCAATGGCTGATGTGGGATTACCACCTGTTCCGTCGCCGTTTGTTACATCGATAAAATCGGCAGTTCCTGTAATAGTTCTTCCTGTGAAAACACCTGCTCCATCCGCTGAAACGACGCCTGTAGTAGTAAGATTGATTGCATTTTGTATTGCCATTATACCACCGTGAAATTTCCTGTTGAATCGCTCACTGTCCAATCTGTGTTTGCTGTAGTGCAAATTAATTCTAGACTTGCAAATTGTTCAATAGCTGTTAAACTCCCCCCCACACCAGTTGTTGTGGAGCTGGCTACATAATTAATTGTATTTCCGGCATTCTGAGCTATTTTGAATAAACCGGCACCTTTACCAATGATTTGAACAGAATCACCTAGAGCTGATGTACCTGGTAAAGTAAGTGTGACAAGACCGGCGTTATTAGCAATATACCCATTACCCACTACCAACGTCACTGAAGTTCCAGTTTCTTCATTCCAAGTAAAACCGGCGGTCAATGATGAAATAGTTATAGTTCCAGATCCATTGACAACAGATATTCCGGTACCAGCTGTAAGCTGGGCTGCGGAAGGAGAAACCGCAGCCGTATTTCCTATTAACAGCTGACCATCGGTTAAGGGTCCTATCAATTCAATAGCATTGGTCCCATCTCCCACTAGAATAGATCCATCAGTTAGTGAAGTTCTTTCGGTACCACCATTAACCACAAGGACTGGATCATCTAAATTTATGGTAACCGTATTGGAAGCGCCAGAAGTGTTAATTCCGCCTCCACCTGCAATAGTTATAACCCCACCACCAGTAGGAACTGCTGATCCTGAATCGGTATCAAATGAAGTGGTCGTAGGACCTGCTCCAGGATTAAGTACTAAATCAAGTTCTCCTGTTACAGGATTTATTTTTAAAGGCATATTCTATCCTTAGGAATAGGTGTAGGTTAGTCGATCGTCCCAGACAAATTCATAGTTACCAGTAGCATTCCCTTCGGAATTCTCGGGCCATGTTTGTGATGTTAAAGAATTATTAGCATCCCAAATAAAAAAGGTGATTTGCCATTTATCTTCGCTAGTTAAAGTTCCTATTTTTGCCGTACCAAAATAAATTACATTTCCATTTGCATCATTTTGGGCTCGATGTGTTACTTCACTATCTCGGACAATATATTCTCTTCTATCGCGAGTACCGTATTTGACGGGTCGATTACTTTGTGGACTACTTACCATGTGCTCACCTCCGCTTCTTATAAACCGTCTATATCCCATCTCATACTCCTAAAAGTATGAGAATTCAAAAACTTATTTAGGTTAAGATGGCGTTTCTTTTTCTGTCTGTTGGAGAAGATTTTTCCCATGTTCATTGATTAGCTGAACTATGTGATTACGAAACCCCATAATCGCTTCATAAGTTTCTCCCAGAGGAGAATTATTTTCTATTTCAAGACGGTAAGTGCGCTCCTCTGTTTCCCATCTTAAGATTAGTTTATGATCTGTTTCCATTTTATCTCCTGTAAATGGTTTAAGCTTGGAAACCGCATTTCATAGTTTCCCATTGAACCGTTCCTGGTGCTCCAGCTTGGTGCTCTAGACGGAAGAACGGAACTATTACATCCGCATTATCGAATGTTAACGCAGCCGTTACACTAGGTGCTGAGCCGTCTATCGTGTAAGTTACTACACCGGCTGCTGAGACCAAAACTTTCATGGTGTGGCTCTGTCCATCAGTCCATGCATCTGTGGTATTGGTATTGGTAGTACCACCTGAATTAAGTTCAGTTTTAATAACTACCGTGCCCACAGAGGCAACCGCATCAATACCAATCATTGCGTAATCAGTATACGAAGTAAGAGTTGCATTATTTGCTTCTACTTTGCGGAATCCACACATATATGGAGCACCTCCAGAGACATCCGCAACGGTGAATTTCCATTCCAGAAAGAATGCTGCGCTAGTGCCGATAGTGAATGCATGTCGGCTATTGCTGCGAACAGCTCCCCAGTTATATTCAAATCCTTCAGTTGCTGTAAGATCTCCAGAGACTAATAAGCCTGTGGCATCCATTCTTGGCGCAATGATTGTTTGTCCCGCTCCTAGAATGAATTCCTCCATGAATAGGCCGTTTTGCATAGCCATGATATTAACATCTCCAGTAGCACCTGTTGGAGCCGCACCAGTACTGGCATTGGACTCTAGAACAGGAGATTGTTGGAATGTAATATCGTCTCCACTAGCTGCTAGGAATTCGGCATCAATTTCTTTGACAGTACCTGTTACCGTAATGTCTCCAGTACCTGCTTCAAGAACTAATCCTGTAGCTCCAGTAGTGTTGCCTACAGTTATAGTTCTGGCGGCAGCGCCGGTACCCACATTGATTGCCTGGGCATCTGCATCATTACCAATGCTGATAGCTCCAGCCGAGCTGTTAAGTTCAAGAACTCCATCCGCATCTAGAAGCAGAGTATCATCAGAATTCACTGTGATGTCCCCAGTTCCCGTAGATACAAGAGCTAAGCTACCTGTACCCGACGTGATGGCAACAGCAGTAGCACCCGTTGCATTACCAATATTGACAGCTGAGGCACTTGCGCCCGTAGCTAGATTTAATGTCTGAGTACCGGCTGTGGCTATACCACCTAAAATATTAACGGTGGAATTAGCGGCATTAGCTCCCGACGCCATATTCATCGTTTGGGCTGAAGTGTTAATTCCATTTAATAGATTAACCGTGTTTCCACCCACTCCACTGGCTAAATTAACCGTAGTAGCACGGCTTCCATTAGCACAATTTAAGGTGATAGTTCCAGCTGACGCAGCTCCACTAAGAATATTGACTGTGGAATTAGCAGCAGCCGCTCCGCTGGCTAAATTAACTATCTGAGCACTGGTATTGATTCCATTACCCATAGAAATGGTATTACCATCTACTCCAGCACCAATATTGATCGTTTTTGTACCATCAGCATTAGCTAAAGCAATCGTTTGGGTGCCTGTGCTCGGAGCGATTGTCATCGTTCCTGTTTGGGAAGTACCCCCAAAAGAAAATGTTCCAGATGTGGTACTAGCTCCCCAGTCATAAGTAGTAGTAGCTGCACCATCTAAGGTGAAGTTTCCGGTTCCAGCTTGCAAATCCAATGATGCAGCACCTGTAGTGGATCCTACAGTGAGTGTATGTGCTGCGGCAGAGTCACCGATTCCGATAGCGCGAGCTACGGTGCCTACACCTAGATTAACCGCATCACCCGAGTTATCTGAACCCAGATTAAGCGCAGTTCCAGCGGTGAGAATGGTAGCACTCGCATTGGCAGTAAATAGACCGGTGAAAGTCAATCCTGTAGTAGTGAATGCTCCATTCGAATCAATCGAGGCAACTTCTGCATCATCTGAATCCGTAAAAGATACCTTGTTAGCAGCTGCATTATCTCCCATCTTCAAGATCAAATCTTGTCCTGTGGCTGCATCGATATCCAAATCGTTTGCTGCTGCCGGAGTGATCTGCATTGCTGCGGCTGATGTGTAAATTGGAGCAGTAACTGAGGTTGCTAGCGTAACGGCTGCATCCAAATTAAATGTAATGGTGCTACCTGCTCCTGCACTAGTGACATTGGTACCACCAGCCAAAGTAATATTACCACCAGCTGGCGCAAGAGCTCCTCCAGAGTCACCAGTTAAGGTATCCACATCGGAAGCACCGGGTGCCATTAAGTTCCATGTAGCAGCACCGGAAGCTTTCTTAGCTAAGATGTAAGATAATCCTCCAGTAGTATCCAGCCAAATTTGACCCAATGGAAATTTTATATTTGATGATCCAGGGGCAGATGATGCTTGAATAGGAAGGGGCATAACGTCCTTTAATCCATCAGGTACTGCGTAGGCTTGGTTTATTTTAACCATTTTGATCTCCTTGTTTAAAAATAACTTTATAACATATAATGTTATATTTCACTAAATTTTAAGACGTTAAGCTTGATTTAATCTCTACCATCTCTTATACTGGTTCCCAATCACATTAACTTTGGTGTAGACATGATACTCCTTACTCTCGTCGTAACTGTTGCATTTTTGGTAGAATATAGCGGTTTCTAATTCTGTCAAAATTCTTCTTCCTCTTCTTCTTCAATATCAAAAATAGGAAGGGGATTATTCTCGAATTCTTTTTTTGCTACTCGTTCTAAACCAGATAAATTTCTCGCTAACATTGTCTTGTTTTCAGATAAAGATGCTGATAATACATTACCATAATAGCGGCGAAGTGCTGGATTTTTGGCGAGTCGTTTAGCCATTTCACCAGAATACAATACAGCTACGCTTGTCCCCAGAGTACCGAGTTTAATTCCTAAAGCTCCAGGGATGGCGGCTTCTTCCATCCCCAATAACAGAGCTGCATGGGATAAGTTTTTGATATTAGCATTGCGTTTTACGAAATTCTTTATATTCTCGCTAGTTGCAATCCCTTGATATGCTTGCTTAGCTTCTTTCAAATGTTCTCCCCATGTGGGATTTTCTTTTGCATAGGTATCCAAGGCTTCCGCATGGGCGCCTTTTAGCTTTTTCAACAACCCGAGTTTCGTTTTATCATTTGAAGATTTTCTAATAGCTCGATTAATGTCTTTATCGAACTGGACCGCTTCTTCAACTGCCATTACTCCACCGGGCATTTTAGTTTTAATGTCATCTACAATTTTCATAACAGAGGCTTTAGCATCGTCCATAGTCCCCTTTTTAAGAATAGACTCGACATTCTGAAGCTTCTTGGTAGGATAGGTAAATGTGGTTCCTTTAGGTACGAATGCTTCTGCTTCGCGATATAACTTATTGATGTGACTGTTAACACCTCGGCCTTTACCAAACATTCCGGTAAACACCATAACACCCATTTTAGTAAGATCCTGGGCAGTTTCTGGAAGTCCGATTTCTTTTACTATTTGCTTTCCAAGATTGCTAGCTGTGGCTATTCCTAATGCTCGAATCAACGGTACTCTTCCTAATCCGGGTATGGGAACAGATAAGGCTGCTATATCTTCTACCCATTCATCTTCGGCAGTTTCGGATTCACTTTCAGGTTCGAGTTCCGGTCTTTTTTCAGCACTTCTTGCACGTAATTCTGCGCTAGTAGGAAGACGTTCAACAAGTCGTCGTCCTGCTCTCTGAACAAAGTTTCCTTCTTCTTCCGCAGGTACATAACCTGAAACAGATTGGGCAACTCCACGAATAGTTTCCACAATGTCTCCGGGAAGACCTAATACTGCTTCTTTACTTCGGTGAAGATACCTTTTTCCCCTCCTAACAGCGCCTTCACGAAAAGTTCTTTCATCAGGCTGTTTTACATCTTCAGCAGAGATGAAAAATGAATCGAAGTCTTCTTCTGGTTCAGTCATAGGATGGTCCATCCTTTTTTTTCTACAATATCAATCTTTTCTATAGGAACGTATCCCAAAGATCCATCTGGTTTTCTTACTGGATGATGTCCTGAAGGGGCTTTCAATTTTGCCTCATAAGACTCCTGGGCATTTACTGAGTCTTTGACTTCCTTTATAAGTTTCTTTTCGTCATCTTTTCTTAGATCCTTAGCTATTCGTTCAGCACTAGCCCTATCAATTTTTTGAACTCCGTAATGATCATATACTTGTTGAATACTTTCATTTCTTAGACGATCAATAGCTTTCATTGCTTTAGCTTGTGTAAGAATAAGTCGACGACCCTGTTCACTATTTGCTAAAGTAGGAAGCCTTTTCATGAAAGCTCCCAATTCAAAGTTCGTTACTCGTGCGCCATAGGTATCTTTAGCAGCTGTGGTAAAATCATTAATAGTCTTTACATACAACTGGGTCTCAGCATTAGCCAATGCGGGAACTCTTATATCTCCTGTAGTCCAATTGATGTTGTATTTTTGAAATCCTGTAGGAAGTTTTCCTGAGGCATTTAACTGTTCCAGCTGTTCGTAGCGTAAAATTTCTCGATCTGAACTAGTTAAATTCTCTCCCAATTCTTTGTACTCAGAGCTATTTTCTTTAAGAAGCTGGGATTTAAGAACAGTTCTTTCTTTAGGGGTACGATCTTCAAAAACATTTACTTTCGGAAACTGAAATCCCGGTACTTCTTCACTTACAGACAAGGTGTCTTGGCTTACTACCTCTCCGGTATCCGGAGACCGTGTAGTGATTTGTTTTTCAAAATCAACTTGCTGTTCAGGGGGAAGGAATTGATTTCTGGCAATTTGATCTACCAATAACTTAGCCATTTCAGTTTGACCACCTGTAGTTAACTTGGACCACAGTTCAGCATTTCTCTGGGATATTTCAGGTGACATTCCAAATTTCTGAAATAGGGTAGCCATTTCCGTAACTTGTTCTGGACCAGGAGGCATATCGGGACGAGATTTTTGGAGAGTAGCATATAGGGTTCCATAATCATGGGCCATTGATGCCGGAACTCCCCTATCGACTGCCTGGGTTAAAGCCTGAGTAACTTGCATAGGAGATGAGTCTTCGGTAAGCGCACCTAAAGTATCTTCAAGAATGGATCCATATTGACGCTGTTGGTGAAGTTGTCTTTTTTCTTGCACTCTCTGTCCTAAGGCCTGAGATAATGCACCAGCAGCGCCGGTAATTCCTTCGCCTAAGCCCGAAGTATCTTGTAAAATAATAGGTGCTCCCATCAGTCGGCTCCTTTCAATTCATCAAGTTTTTTTTCCAGATCTTTGATTGCATTTATCATCAGACCCATGACACCATAAAGATCGACATGGAGAATTCCTCCTTTGAAAGAAGTAAGTTCTGACGGCACTTCTTCAGCTATCAATCCCACTTTATTTTTTTGTCCTCCAACGTCTTCAATGTAGTCATATTTTTTAACATTAAGTTTTCTAACTTCATCAAGACCTTTTTCATACTCCCTAATGTTTTCTTTGACGTTGCGAGAGGACATTATACTCTGAGATCCAAACATTCCAGCAGCCTGGAGTAAAGGTCCCAAAATACCTCGTTGTTGTTGCATCATAGGACTAAATGTCTGTCCAGTAAGAAGCGGAAGGAAAGCTCCTAATGCATTTAATTGTTGACCTTGTTGCCCCTGCATGAATTGACCAAATTGGGAGCCAATAGATGTTGACAAATCCGACGCTGACTGAGCCAAGGCTTGGTTCAAAGCTGAGGAAGAACCTGCATTGACATCTGTAAATCTTTGTTGAATTGCTGGAGCAATTTTTTGTTGAAAAGTCTGCAATGCCGGTTGTTCGAATGTTTTACTGAACGTTTCCTGATAATCTTCTTCTCCACGTGGTTGCAAAAAGCTACCAAATGAAGAAGCAAAACCAGGCCCCAATTGTTCTAATGTTGAACTAAACAGTTGTTGTTGCTGGGGGGTCAGCATGCTCAGATTCCCCGCAGGAGTCGTGCTCCCCATCATTGTTTTCCCCATCGAATTCCTCCACGTATTCCATCAAAATACTCCGAGATCGTTTGAATCCGTGTCTTTCGGAGTGTTTAGGATGACTTGTTAACCAATAGACTTTTTTTAATTTTAACCTATTTGTAATTTTTTTTATATGTTCTCTTAGCTTTTTAATGGATGCTCCTTTTCCGGTACCCCAATAAGATTTATCCAGGCTATAAGTATTGATCATGACGTCCTTTGATAAAGAATCAATCACAAACCAGAGGTATCCTTTCACTTTAAAATTTGGATCTACCAATGCATACAAATGATTAAATGGATTTAAGGTAGGACCGTCTTTTCCCGGGATTATACAATTAATTTCTTGATGTTTAAAAAAATCACTGACAGAAAAATCTTTGTTTTTTATCTGTTCTACTAAATAAGACGGGATAGGGAGAGGACCGAACAATCTCACCCACCTTAGATCATTTACATCACATTTTTTCTCACTCATCAGCCTGTCCTATATATCTTATGTGGCCTATCACTTGTCCAGATGCAACTACTGATTGATTCGCTGTAGTAAACCCTGATCCCACATTCCAAAATTCGCCCCGATAGGTATTTGGAATAGCATTTATCACAATGCCGGTTCCTCCCGTATAAGCTATCACTGAGGATTGAACTACACCCACAAAGGGCTTCTGATTACTTACGGCAACTATATAAGGAAGTTCTACGTACAGACTTCCGGCAGCAGTTCCGGCAGCAGACCATGAAATATCAAACCATACATCGGTAAAGATTCCCTGTCGAAATGCCCACCCAATTTGATGATTATGAGTAAAGGTGCCGGGGGTTATTCCTTGTAAAGTAGGAGTCCACTGTCTTCCTGGTTCGAGAGTATTGCTCAGTATGTTTCCGTTTATTCCCTGAGCTACACTTTCATACATTCTCTGCAACGAAAATATAAGTTCACGCAAATACTTTTCCAAAGCTTTAGGATCCCTAGATAAAATGCGCTCAGTCTGAATAGGAAGCTGGATGTTAGTAGGAACTGTCATCCCAATACCCTCCTTCCTACAGTTTTAAACCAAGGCTTTAAAGCATGGATTCTAAAAGTTTGGTTGTCTCCCTGATTTTCGATACGGATTCTATGCTGATAACCGATTCCACCGGCATAGGCTCGCTTCCATACTTTCGTGCGATAAAATTTTCTCTCTGAAATTTGACCACCGCTTAGATATTTATAGAAAGCATACCCACCTCCACCGTAGGCTGTGAAAGCTGTGGAATCAATACCTTGAAGTTCAAAAGTGTTGGTGGTAGCACCGGCTACCGTATAAGTGAGATTATTCACTTCAACCATATCAGTTACGTTAACAATGTAAATAACATCTCCATCCACAAAATTATGGCTGGCTGAAGTAACTTGCGCCGGATTTGCCTGAGTAATTCCAGTGATAGCTGCACCCAGAGAAGTAATATCTGTATCAACATTGAAGGTATTATTGGTAATTGTAGCACCCACAGTCCACTGCTGATCATTGTAAAAATTAGCGCCTTCCACACCATAAAAATATATTTCTTCATCATTTACAAGTCCGTGAGAATTGGATGTAACAGTAAATCCAGTGGTCGGATCAACATTAACTACAATCTCCGCAATAGTGGATCTAAAATTTAAATTTGGTAGTGTATCTAAGGCCTGAGAGACGTAAGGGGCTTCATTATTGTTTTTGTAAAATAAGATATCTAATTTAGTCTGCTGATCAGCTTCTAAGAAGAAGTCTATGTATCCCATTTGAACTTCTGCTCCTTGTTCTTTAAAGGGATTCCAAGCAGCGCTTAGAAGTGAAAAAGAAATAGGAGTACCGTCATCTGTATTCAGAGTTTCGAGAATGTAAACTCTACCCGAAATGTTTCCTCCAAGGAGAAGTTCAGCATTTTCTGACCAGAAATAACTTAATGCAGTCTCGTCATTCATCTCAGCGGCGTCTTTATCCAAGCCATTGGCTACGATGAAGTCTTGTGCCGCAAAATCTTGATTTACTCCTCCATGACCCAATACATTCATATTGATTCGATAGCGAGTATAGGATCCGCTTTCATCATCGTAAATTAAAGCTGAATCGATTTCATCACTCTCTCGTGAAGGATACAAAAACCAAGTACGCCGATTGGAATAGCTACGATCACAGAATACTTTGGAGAATTCAGAATCATTTATAGAATCGGAAACAAAATCTTCTATACGCTCGTCAATCCGTCGAGTTTCTACTCCGTCAGTAGCTGTAATCCCTCGAATTCCTACTCCCACCGAATATCTATCAAATCCAACACTGGCCATCTTTCCATCGCAAGCACGGAAATCATTAACTTTATCCCAGCGAAACGGTAAGGCGGGATCTGGAACAGTCCGAATAGTCCATACACTGTCGGTGAAATGGACAATGATGACATCCTGAAGCTGTCTAGCACTTATAATCTGCTCTCCAGTTGGAGCATCTACAAAACCACCCCCACCGGCTACGGAATCATTCCAGTTGGAAGGGTTTTGTGCGGCACACCAACGGGCTCTTTGCGGGAATGTATTTGTGGTTCCACCATCAAATTCAAAGGTATGAAGGACGAGTAGTCTTTGTCGGATACTAAATACAAGTTTAGATCCATATAGGGTGTCTGTACTATTTAAGGAGGGCTGAAACTGTTCTACACGGGGATTCTGCGCATCATAAAAAAGAAGTCCGTCAGTTCCAGGAGTTCCCGCTTGATAAGCTTTCCCATTCGTAAAATAGACTCTGTTAACTGCTCCAGCATGTTGCCAATTAGCTGACCAAATATAATCTATATTTGACGAACTAAAGACGTCGCTATCGGTTCGTAAAGTAGATGTGATATCAAAAAGATCTAGTGGGTCTATAAGGTTGGTAGAAGAATTATATAAACCTACGCGCTGCGTATCAGCTATTAGAACTTCTCTGGTATTATCTGAGCCTATAAATCGGAAAATACCCATGATTCTTAGGCTTTCAAATGTTCCTAAACGACCAGAGCTTGCAGTATAGGCTCCAAGAGCTGAACCATCTACAGTAGTTCCTGAAGAATCTACTAATTCAAAAGTAGGACCTACAAGACTACTGATCGAATAAATTAACCCATTAAGATCAGCCCAACTTCCACCAGAAAGATACTGTAAAGTTACGCTATCTCCATTAGATAAACCTGTAGCTGAGGCGACTGTAAAGACAGCTGGATTTGCTGTGGTAGCAGCAGTTATGGATCTTCCATGAACCATTTCAGCTAGAAAGCGATATCCTGCTCTTTTTTCCACAAAACCATGGTGGATATGACCGTTCAATATCTCCGCGAAGGCGTCCTGAGGGAGCAACCAGGGTTCTTGATCAGAATCTAATCCTGTCCTGAATGGAGCTATTAAAAACGGCTGATAGGGCATTAAAATCCACCTATGACCATAACTTGTATAATTCCAGTAGTTACATTGACATTACTTCCATTTCGCTGCATACGTATACTAAATTGGCTTGTTGTCTTAGATCCGGGAATAAGATCGATAACTCGGTTGTTATTTTGAACCAAGGCTCGGGAAGTAGCTCCAGTTGTGATTACAATATAATTAGTATTACTCGGATTTCTTCCCGAAAAAGTCACGGTATAGGCATCGCTGTCGGATCCCACAGTGCCGGTAGTTGCAGTGCCAAGTCCAACACCACCTATAATAGCTCCACCCCCAGAAGGTATACTTCCATAAGCAAAAACAAAGCTGTTCTGAGTATTTACAAAGGTGTTAGTTCCGATAGAAATGTCTTGAAAGACTGCTGAAGTGGCCCTTCCACCCATTTTCCCATTTTCAGTTATTTCGATGATATTGGCTGTAGATCTATCATCGATGACATAAAGATCCGTTTCCCCATCTGCATTCTGTTTAGAATACACCTGCATCACATCATCAATACGACTAGGATCTACCGCAGGGGCCGATGGAATCGCGTTTCTTTCAATGAAATTGCTTTTCCAATATTGAAGGGTGGTATCGCCTTCTTCGATAGCGGCAAAGTTATTCGTCAGTACCGTAGGGTAATTACGAATTTTTGTACTGTTAGTGGGAAGAGTTTTATCAAATGCCATAACTCGCCTAAAACATTGGTGACGCTCGTGTATTAAGCAGATTTTGACTTGTCCGTCTTAATACATAAGCTAATTGTTCTTTGTACAACGCCGTAACTTCGACATAGGCGTCCATCTCTCCGTAATCTGCATGAATCTGCCGAGCAGTTCCATAAGCAATACAGGGACCCCATTCATCTAACAAAGGTCGATCTGTAGCGTTTACAAAAAGTGCATTTGTTGTGCCACTTTCGGTAGTCACTAATGAATTTGCATAAGCTTTAGATCGAAATCTGTAAGCCGTATCAGGGACCGGGAAGAAAGTAAAAAAGTTATTATATAAAAGGACTGCTGTGGGTCTGCCGCCCCTAAACTGGATATAAGACAAAAATATATTTTGACCTACAGCTGGAGCAGTGTTGAAAGTAACGGTTACAGCGCCCGTAGTGTAGTTTACGGTAGCCAAACCACCCAATGAACCAATGATAGTCACCGGGGAAGCATTGAAATCCGTATTGGTATCTTCGAATACTTCGTTATTATCAGTTATCACAGTTGATGCCGGCAAAATAGGAGTATTTGTAGCAGAAAAGGAGAAAGCCACAGTTACTCCATCCCCCACAGCGGCCGTATTACGAGCTATGTTCTCAGGATTATTTTCATGAAATGCTGAAGGATCCTGATACCATAGAATCGAGAGTCGATCTAGGGTTGCGGGAGGTTCAAAGTTAACGAAACCATCCGGCAATGCATACTCCCTCTGATTAGCTACAGTCAAAAATTCATAGAAAGTATGAAATCTTTCCAGCTTAAGTTCAGCGGGGAAGGTATATTGAAAATATTTGTTAATATATTCATCCAGCTGTTCGTTGGATAATTCTTGTGGAGAATATCTTCCCGAAACCTGTCTAACCTTCTGTCTTATTTCTAATAATGTCCAAGTAGCCACTACTCTTCCTATTAATAAATTTCTCTCATCTGAAATCGACTATTTCGCCCTATTAACTCTTTTCTAAGAGATCCTATTCCATCAGGTCTCCACTTCCACATAGGTGTGGAACATGCATTAACATGATTAGCAAGAAATCTAGGCATCGGATATTTACCCCCATGAAAAAGGATAATGTTCATCTTATTCGATGTTGTACCGTAGCAAAATTTCTCTACGAGTCCCGGCTGTTCCAGATTCATAAATTCATAATTTACTATTTCCCGGAGCCATTTTTCTTCTTTTTCCGAGAATTTTCTACTCGGATTCTGAGAATCAATGATAGGAAGCTTTTGCATCCTTTTCACGTCCATTTTATTTTCTGCGCACGGTTGCATATTTTAACTCCTTTAAAAGGGGGAAAGGAAAGATATAGGCAGAACTCTTCCCTCTCCCAAACTATTAAACTACCGGTTCATCCCCTCGGACTGTAGCTGTCATGCTGGCACTCGATGCGCCCACAGCTGATGTTCCAAGAGTCAATCCCCGAATAGCGACGTTTTCCGTTGGAATAGCCGCACCATTGGTATCTGAAACCCGAGAAGCGACTCCATCACTTACATAAACCGAAAACGCACTCGTATTGGTTCCAGTAGTGATAGTAGTAGCCGTTACAGAGGCCACTGTATATTCCGCGTTCAAGCTAGTAGCAGTCCCGTCATCGGCAATGCCGGCAACTTTAATAGTGTCACCAGCTACGATTCCAACTTGTGTTACTGATGCAGCGGTAATAACTCCGGGATTTGCATTTGTAAACCCACTTATAGCAGCGCCAAAAATCGCATTTTGGGCCAGAGGCGTTACTCCATTACTACCAGCTATGGTTCCGGCATCTACATCAAGAACCGTAGCATCGGTAAATCCGCTACTCCAGTACCACGATCCACCATTAGTAAGATCTACGATGGTTATTTCGACCGGATCAAAACCAACATCCAAGTTTCTTGCAACAGCTGGATTCGGGTTAGTCCATGAAATTCTTTGTGTTTGTGACATTTTATATCTCCTTAACTATGAGTTGTTTCGAAATTCAACATGAACGCATCGTTAAGAATTCTGGCCACAAATGGATGCTGCCATCCAACCGAACCTCGTTGATGCAACGGATCAGCAGCTCCGGCAGAGCCAAGCGGTTCTACATAGAATTCACCCGTTTCCGAGCCAAGATGCACGACAGCGTAGGCTTCTTTGGCTACTACAAAGTTGTTGAAGACTGCCGGAGACGAACTAGTGACGCTTCCTACAGAGGTGTACAACCATCTGACGTTCGAGGTGGCTCCCCACTCAGAATCTAAAACTGACTGGTCATTAGGGTAATTGGCAGCATTGACAAAGTTAGAAACAGATTCTAGATCGTCTAAAAGCGCTGTATCAATGTAAGCCCAGAAAGCGGGTCTCACGGGAGATGTTCCAAACGCATCCCTACCAACGATTACATCGGAAATCATTTCCGCATCGTTAGCCAGAAGTGTCTGAATTACAGCGTCTATGTCCGCTTTTGTCATTTCTGTAGGAGTATTTCCATTGACCCCGTTACTGGCCTGTAGGACGGAACTAGTAGATGACAAAACATCACGAGTTATTTCATCCATCGTCTGGGCCAAGTTTTGTGCTAACAAACGTGAACTTTCGTTTAGGACTCTGTCCTCCACGGTGAGCTCGACTTGGTTGGTGATCGTCACAAAATTTCCGTAAAAATCCACCCTAGCTTTAATGTCTGTGGCAGATAGTGGTGCTCCGGGAGGGGTGATACCGTCCTGAAGAGCTATAGGAACAGTCGCTAGACGCGCGTACCTACGAAATACAATGGTGTCGCCCATCTTTTCTGGAAGAACACGCTTTTGCGCAAACTTCGTATGAATAAGCTGTGGATAGGCAGTCATTAAAAGTAACCGATCGTAATACTCTCTTACAGCTGGAGGAAGAACGGCTACGGTTGTGATATTAGCCATATGAATTTTTCCTTAAAAATGTCCCAGATTCTTTTGGGCTTGCTGCATGAATTCCTTATCTGACATATCCTTCCACCTTTTAGCCTGAGAGATAGGCGACGTTTGCCCGACACTAGAAAGTGATCCCGCCTTATTGGCGTTTTGAACTATGCGTTCGGCATCGGCATTACGTGCGGTCTTCTTGTGACCCTCCTTAAAAGAGTCACTATTTTTGGCTAGGTAATAGGCTAGTTCGAAATCTTTGGTATCATGAAGCGTGCCCCTAAGACTCGGGTTGGTTTTCAACACTTCGGGTAAATACTTAGTGACAACCTCTTGATAATCGGGATATTTCTGAGTCATACGGAGTTCTTGAATCGTCATGGCGTACTTCTCTTCCCTTTTGGAAAACATCTTTTCTAGATCTCCAAAAGTGGGAACATCGTCTTTAGACATTCCTTCGAATTCGTCAGTCTTTTGTTGCTGAGGGATGGCTTGCTGTTGTTGCTGAGCCATCATCAGCGACACATTATCCTTGTACATCTTGAAGTCGTCTTGCACCCTCTGCTTATCCCTCCTCGCAGCCTGTAGGGCACTCAGAGGAACCTGTTGGTTCTCTTGGGTGTCCTCGGCCATTGAGGATTCAGAAATATCAGCGGGTACCGGACCGGCGGCGTCCGAAATTTGATCGCCCGAAACATGTGGTTCTTCGCTCATCACGTGTAGGTTCCTTTGTCTCGCCCGTAAGTCGGCGGCACTATTGCGTTACGTAAGCTCTCGGGATCGAGGTCGTTTCTACGACTAACTCGTTGCATTCTTCTGCTCCGAAAGCGTGAAGCGCATCAAAATCGAAAGGTCGTTGCGGCATGTTTACATCCCAGTCAATCGTTCCTTTCGCGTTGTTCACTTCTCCCACGATCATCCCCACTTGTGGAGTGGGTTTCGTGGAATAAGCTTTGACATGCTTTATCAAGGTGGGCTTCCCATTAACACTTTGTTTAAACGGTTTGGCAAACAGCACGATCCAGTACAGATCCTTGCGGGTCTTGTTAGAATCGATAATTTTCTGTATCACCTTTTCATCGTCTTCAATGATTGCGTTACGGGTTTCCCCAGTCTCTTGTTTCATTCCCAATTCCTATGGAATTAATAGTGATAATGAAATGCTTGATCGGGAGACCCACGGTAATCCATGGATTTACCGTCAATGCGATTCAAATCTTTTTTTTGTGCACTATGGACATCTATATGGTCCGGCATTTTGTCATGACCCATGACTCCATATTCCTTTCCATCCATGTACTTCATGTTGTGACCACTAGATTTATGCTTTTCATAATCCTGCATCCCATAGGACTCAGCCCGACGATCCTTATAGTCCTGTTTCTTGGAACTAGCAGGACCATCTTTCATGCCTAGAGATTCATCTTTACGATCTGAATAGCCTTGCTTATATGCCATCTTTAGACCTCCGACGGTTCTTGATTTATAGGTAGTTCCTGTAGTAGACTTCCTACTTCAGGAACTGTCTGTTGGGGTTCGTTAACCCTTGCAGAGATTTGGACATCGTCTTCTTTGACTTGCTCTTCTTTCACCCTATTCATCTCTTCCATAGAACGAATAATGGTGATGTATTTAAGCAGACGATCGTCATCAATAGTTTCGAGCTCCTTCATTGCTTTAACGCGTTTAAGGGCCGAATCAGCTCGGTTCGCAACAGCAGCCGAAGCTCTTTCATCTTCAAGGCCCATATTGGCTACTGAACGTGTAAATCTTTCTTTGCTAAGTGCGATATCTGATACAGCCTTCGCTTGGGCTAACTGACGCTGTGAATCAAGCAACTGCTGTTGGGCTTGTTGTTGTTGCTGAGCGGACTGCGATTGTTGCTGTTCTAGTTTTGAAAGTTCTGCGATGTATTCAGATTTGCCTTGGATAGGTGCAGATTTGGCAAGCATTTCGCCGGTAACTGGCGCGCCAAGCTGACGAAGATCGACGAGTTGTCGGAAGTACATCTGCCGCTGGGTATCTGTTAAGATTCCTTCTTGGACAGTAACGTCGTACTTTGTGAATTCTTTATTATAAAATTCCTGAGTCGGATCTTCATTGATGATCCGTTTGACCTTTTCAGGAGTCCATTTTTGAATAAGCTTTAGCACCTTAGTGCTGAGAGCTTTTTGACTGAACCTCAGATTATCAAATAATTCCTGAAGATTAACGATAGCTGCACCTTGACGCAGCATCATCATGACGCCCGATTCTCCGGCGTTTTCTGTTTGTCCAAAAGCCGCGTCATTAATCCCGGCTATTTCCATCATGTCTCTGTCGAAAAGTTCTTGAAGCTGGAACATAGACGGAGGGATCTGAGCAGGAGGTATTTTTTCTAATGCCCCAGGAGGAGCATCTTCCCTCCGCCATATGACCTTTCCTTGCGATGATTGGAAGAGACTTCTTGGATTAACGACGCTATTTTCAGTGGCGATCCATCCAGAATTTATTTGGCTATCGAGTAAGTCAATCATCTGAGATCGTCGACGATTTGACTCACGTTGCGGATCGCGCATACACCTAATCAGAGACTGTACTTTCAGGCCCCACTGGTCCGATTCAGGTTCAAAAATGGCAGTGAAAGGTACGAACGGATATTCTGCTAAATCGTAAGGATTGATCTCTGAACGCATGACGTGATCATTAAGAATCACATGCATCTCGATGTAGCGTCTGGGTGTTTCCACCACTTTTAGCTGGGGATATGTGTCTAGAAACTTTTTAACTACATTATTATCAACATCAAACTCGCTGGTTTCTCCCGTTTCCATGTCGACTAGCATAGGAATGTTTCGCCACTTCTGGAGATACATTTCGCTGTAGGCCATTAATTGTTGACCATTTGGTTGACGTTGATACGGCAACCATGTAAACTTATCGTCACGCTCCCACCCCATTTGATAAAGTGCGTGAACTTCTTTTTCCTGCCCCGGAAGAAGTGAAGCAACATGATCAACATTCAGATACTTACGGCGAAGAATGTAACCACAGTCAGAAAAATCTAATTTAGTGAAGTAAGGATCAAGGACGAAGCTATTGTAGGTCTCCCTGTTAAACTTGATGTCCCCATTAATAGGATCATCTCGATAGTCTACCCACAAACTGCACAGGTTCCAGCCAGTCTTTAAAGCGCCTCCAAAGCAATCGCTTATCATGCGATAGCCATCACCATAGTTCATGGTGTAAAGCAGAAGCTGACTAAGCTGATCAGCAGTTTTTTGATCGGAATTTTCTATAGGAGCGACTACAGAGGAAAGACGATGCTTTCTCTGATAGCCCGTGACCATGTTGACGTTTCGTCGTACACGGTTAAAGACAAATTGATTTCTGCCTTCCTGGAAGAGTTTACGCTTTTCTTGTTCATCCCACTGATCACCTAAGTAGAAACGCAAATCGCGCTCTGCTTCAGGGAAGAAGGGATCCCATGCGTAATACGCCTCGTTATACAGAGTATCGAAATCTTTGATGATGTCTAGATCAGTAGCCATCGCATCCTAAGCGGTTTTTACTCTCCTCCGCCAAGGAAAGGATGCGAGGTCTAGATAGCGGTCTAGAATAGGATGATCAGTCCTGGCCTCGCGTGTAGGTTTAAAGCACACATATGGTGGTTCTGTGCTAAGATGTAGTCCTTACATATCTATATTCTATAGTTAACCTCTTAAGATATGACTATATCAAATTTTTCATTTAATTAAAAACAGGGGCCCCGAACGAAAAAGAACCCCTGGGGGACGCATCAATATTGAAGGAAGAAGAGGCGCCCCCATAATCTTCTTAAATTCTATCAGATTGCCTTTTAGTGGTCACTACTTACTTATATGACTTCTTTTAATTTTATACATGTCTAAAAGAATATGTTCTTTCTAATAAGTCGGCTTCGTCCGAAGTCATACGACCTTTGCGCAATTTGTTTTGACTTACAGCCATGTACCTAAAAGCGTCTGCACAATGTGAGGACCAATCATGTACTGGTTTATCCCCGTAAACATTCAACCTTTCATTGAAATTTTTGTGGTAATTTTCCAGGGCCTTGATTAAATATTTACACTTATCACTGTCTATCCACAACCTGGGAAAGACTCCGCGACCAAGTTCTATCCCTTCTTGTATCGAAATATTGGGGACAATGTCAAACTTAATTCCGAGATCTTTCGCTATCTGAAGCCTTGTTTGGGCTCCGGATCCTAACTCTCGCACTTGGATGTCATGGGGGGCGTAATGGCCGCCATAGGTATAACCCCACTTCTCACTTTCAATCTGTAACCACCGAGCGTAATGATTAAGTCCTTCTCCCTGGTTTCGATACATATTGATGATGTGGATTTGATTCCCGGTGTTTTGCACGAGGAGTATAACTGTTTCATCTGACACGCCAAGGTCCCAATAAGAAAAAACATTAGAATGCGGGTCGTAAGGTATGCATGAAATCCGTCCATCTAGGTCTGCCTGATTAAGGAGTTTTGCGTAATAAGCACCTTCGGTACCCTGATCAAAATTGCAGTAGTATTCTTGTTGAATAAGGTGTTCGGACATTCCCTCTGCACGTTCAATTTCGATATCAGATTCACTAAGAACTTTTGTTGTGCTAACATCGAGTTTCTGGCAGAACCACTCCGGATTGTTTTTGGCCATAAGGTATAGGTCATAGGCGTGATTCTTTCCTCGCGGGGTGAAGTTGAACACCGCCCAGCCATCATTTTCACGCAGGATAGGACGTATGAAATTCCAGCATTTAGGGTCCTGCAAGGAGTACTCGGAGAATACGCAGCCAACAGGATTAATCCCAACATTGACGATTTGATCAGAGCCGATGATTTGTATAACGCTTCCATTGGTAAGCCTCACTTTCATTTCATTGCTATTGATGTTTCCTTCAATAATATGGTCGGGGATATAGTTTAAGAATCTCCTACCTTCCTTATTCGCTCCATCCCATAGTATGCGTCTACCCAGAGTACTGGTGGGAAAGAAGTAAACATAGGTCCCCACTCGGTGCCAGTACGCCTGTTTGATCAACCAGTTGAAACAGACAATCTCTTTACCACAGCGCCTATGCCACACAAGGACCGCCCGTTTGATCCCATTATCCATAGCATGCAGAAAATCAGCCTGATAAAGTCTAGGCGTAAACATGGGAATCGTGATTTCGTCTGGATCTTTATGTGCGCTACTCCGCATCTTCTGATTTCCATGGCTGTGGATCCTTATCTCCAAAGTTAACAATATTTATTATGGGGTCGCCTTTATGCTTTATTCCGTAGGAATCTTCCTGATGTAAGATCTGTTTTCCTAGAAATATTGCCATAGCGGCACTGGTGTCAGCTAGTATCCACTGTTTACGCCGTAGCGAACAGTGACCTCCTACTTTCCATTCAGCAAACTTCTCACTCGGGGGACATTGAAACATTTCCTTAGATGCTCTTTGTAAAGTATCTTCGGATATATCCAGGAATGAAGCTACTTCTCCGGAAGTACATTGCATTCGACACAATTTTTTAACTTCCTTCCAATCAATGGAAATCTTGGGTTTCTTACCAACGGAGGGAGTGCGTCCCTTAGCTTTATGCGTAGGTTCTTTTTTTTTCATGATAATCTTTAAGTTATAGCTAGACCTAAAGTGTAAAGCTGCTTTACATTAGTAAGCCTCGCGCTGTCAAAATTTTTATAGAACTGATAATAGCGCCTATACATCTAATCCCAATCCCATATCTATTTCATATTTGTTTTTTGGAAAAGCCTTGCGGTGAAGACGTTTAAATTTTTCAGGTGAATTAGGAGGGCAGATGCGGAGCAGTACCCTAATCTGGGCCAATATAGCCATCAGTGTGGGGTCCCCGATATCGTCTGATAACCACTGATGATTCTTCTGAGCTCGGAATCGTCCGTTTACATACGGGTTTCGGCTTCTGATTTCGTCTATTACTTGTTTAGGCATCACCCCATAAACATAAACGCTGAGTATCTTGGATAGCCATGCACCTTCATGAATAGGCCGGTCTAGGGGTATCTCTTTCCCGTATACCCTAAGAAATCCACTCCATATTTCATAATCAAATCGTTTACTCCATGGTCTAAATATGTCACAAATAAATGAGTTTAAGTATGTGGCTAGTATTCCTTGTCGTGCACCGGCTAGAAACCCAGCTACATCGTAGCAAGTTCCGCGAATTCCTGTGTTGGCAAACGCCCCTATCAGCTCCCAGCATCTTTGAACAATTTGTTGTTTTACAGGACTCAGATATTTTTCTTCACATTTGGACCTAGCAATGAGTTCAGCAAACTTATAAAGTACTGTTGCATCAAATCCTTTATAGACACGCTTTTGTCCGGCAACTTGCCATTGAAACGGCTCTCCGATCGTCTCTTTAAACTCCCCACTTAAACGAGGGAAAAATGTTCCTTTTTGATTTGCTAGGCCGAAATATTTCTCGGCACTTCCATATCCTATAACCGGGGTTTCATCTTTCAAAATGGTCACCTTTAGTTTAAGGTCACCTATAATCAAATCGCCGGTGTGGTTCGTGGCTTCCCTAATCTCCATGTAGGTACTTCTCCTAATCTTTTCACGCTGTGTAGGCAGTGGTTTTTTCTTACATAAATAACATCACTTCTTTTCGGGAACCTATAGTCTACCCAACGCAGTGCGCATTTACTTGGGACACTAACATTACAAGTATGTTCTCTGTTTCCCGGGCGATTATTTCAATTCTCATAGCTCCTTTTTTTAATTCCAGACGAGCTTTACTAGAATGAATAATCGAATTTCCCTGTAATTCTTGGGCTTCTTTCATAATAACTTTAAGCACGCCAAACGCTTCTTTAGCTTCTTCGGGTATGTGCATTTTCTTTCTCCCTACAGGATTAAGCACCGTATCTACCTCCTCACCTTTATCGACGTTTCTGTCGATGGGATTGACGTACAGAGGCGCGTAATCCATGCTCCATCTGCTGTTTCCCAGCCGACTTTGCTTTTATATGCCGCTGTGCTGAGTCAATTCGTTTGGACTCTTCAGACACTTTGGCTTTTCTAAGTCCAGATCGTCCCATATTCCTTTAAGCTCCCTAACTTTATTTCCGATGGAGTCGTATGAATCACAGTCATCACAAGTTTCTTTACACCTAGATAGGAACCTACCAAAAACAGCATCTTCTAAATCATTAAGAATTCTTTTCTGATTTTTCAACGCGTGCATCTCTTTTTTGTAACTCTGCATGGCTTGGTTCAGTCCGGTTGATAATCTTGATTCCATTTTCTCCTCCTTTTCCCATCCTTTCATCTTTATTTGACAATTTTTTAGCGACCTCTTCAGTCCGCTGGATAACTTCGATTCCACCTTCTCCTCCTTTTTCTATTACCGTCGTGATATAACGAATATCCGATAGATTTGTCCAAAATCCTATGTGAGTATCAGGGTGTACATACACTTGGCAGCTTGTTAAGTCTTCGAAAAACTTTGCTATCTGACCCTTCTTAATCTTTACCCGAAGAGATTTTTCGTCTTTATAATTTAGGGTGACTGTAAACTGCATGGTTATCTCCGCTTTCCGGTTCCTTTGGGTACTAAAAATTTGGATGATCTGGGACTGGTTTTTCTCCACTTAAGCTCTTCTGTCTTCAAAGCTATAAGTTCTTTTTCTTTTTCTTTACGTCGCTCGGCAATAGGAGAGCTGTACGTTTTCTCCGTACGTCTCGCAGCTTCTTCTATAGCTTCTAGTTCACGATAGCCGTCTGTGCCGGTAATTCTGCTTCTATTTGGTCGGGACATTTTTTTTTAATTTTCCTCGAATCGAAGGTTCAAAAGGTTCAAAAGGTCTAAAAACATTACTTCTGAACCTTTTGGACCCCCGAACCTAAGGTGGTTAGTGGCTCAGATCAGCAATAACTAATTATAAAAAAATAGTATTGTCGAAAAAAGTCGAGTTTCCATAGGATGAGGATAAGCCTGCACAGACTTATCCTATCGCATAGACCCGGTAACCTACCAAGTAACCGGGTTTTTGCTTTTCTAGAGATTATGTCCTGAACATTTTATTCCCTTTCATTCGCTGCCAGCCTCGATCACAAAGCTACTTCTTAGTAAGTGAGCAGGGAAATACTTGGGATTCTGTCCGGATTTTTCAGCTAATTTTTTGACGATCTCGTTTACGAACGTCCACTTTATTGTTCCTGGTTTAATGACACCCGACTGGCCAATATATCGAAATAATGGTCCCTCTTTTTCCCCGAGTAGTTCGAGCCATTTCCGTAGATATTTCGCCGCTAAACCTGAGACGGGCTTAAGGTTATCACTTCTCGGCATGTGGAACAGAAAGCAGTACACTAGGTCTTCTAGGTGTTCGATTCGGGCTTCCTCTGCTTCTATTCGGCGACGTCCTCCACTAGCAAACATGAATGCTAAGAGCGCTCTATCGCGGATGCCAATAGTATCAGTCGTCGTTTGGTCCAACAGGTTATCCAGCAGATGTCGACTAATCGGCATTGGCTGAATGCTTGATGCGTAGTTGATGTCTCGGAATTTTTTAAAATGGTATCTCTTCACATGTAAGCCCATACTTTTTTTGACGCTCAGATTCATCGTTCTCCACTATCCATTTTTTAATAGCTTCTAAAGCTTGCTGACAAAAAGCTTCTCTCTGGGATTTCTCTCGAAAAAATAGAATGGGAGCAAATTTTTTCTCTCCCTGGTCATTTTCATACTCCTTGGATGGTAAGTTAACCCAGTAATGTCCATCCGAAGGAGTTTTTTCCTCCCCATAATTATCCTTTTGACAGCTAGTTTTCCGGCAAAGTGAACATCCATGAATTTCCACGTTCCACTTTGGAACATAGATATCTGCAAATCCTTGCAAAAACCCTTTCTGAAAACTTTTAAATCTGATACATTCTATGGCCACGGATGCTCACTTCTTTCCTTTTTTAGAAGAACCTTTCTTCTTTTTCCTGGCTGTATCCATGGCTATGGCTACTGCTTGCTTCTGAGGGTAACCTGAACCTTTAAGTTCTTTGATGTTGGAACTAACGGTCTTCGAATCCGAGCCTTTTTTTAACGGCATTTTCACACTCCTTTAAATAGTGAAGAAAGCTGTCTTCACATATTTCGTTTGTAAATCCTCCCTGACACGCTAAACAAATGCCGGTAGGATTAGATATTACAAGTTTTCGGCAAGTAACACAGGTCATCCAACTGACGTCAGGAGGTTTCATCATCTAGGGCGACCTCTCTTAATGCTTCGGTATACACGTCATGCACACCGTGGTTAATATGATGAAGTCTAAATCCAGTATTGAAAAATTCATCTTTCATTATACTTGACATAATGAACTGAATTTTGTCAGCCTTGGCGTGCACTTCTTCAAGTTGGCTATACCATTGTTTTACAACCCTACCATCGCAGGTAAGAATGGTGATAAGATCACTGGGATGAACCCACCCCGTTCCTTCCTCCCACATCTTTACTTCGTCCTCACCCATTAGCTTCTTTCCTACTTTCAGGAGTGGATTCTAGGGGAGTAATAAATATTTCTACTTTCGCTTTATCGGAGAAGATTTTTTCACAGTGGAGAGTTGTTATAAGTCGATCATCTTCGTAAACCAGATCAGTCATTACATCGAGATAGTACTTGGCCAGATTATCGATGTCTGGTTTCGTTGGCTTAGGATCGCCTTTTAAGGCACCTTCCTTGCGTTTACGTGCCATACCCATATGAAATCTAAGACGAACCGCGATAGGGCCTGTATATGGCCTTAAAAGCCCAAATTCATGCATTTGGTTACTTATATGAAGTCGGTCAACAGTTTTGGACGCAAATTGTTTGTCATAACAGAATGGAGTTCCATTCTTTCCGACAGCGATGCGGGGTCTCTGCTGAGCCTGAGGTTTGCCGTAAATTACAAATTTCACAGGCTCGCCTTTTTTACTGATTTTTTACCGCTTTCTTTTACTATCTTTTTATGTTTGCGACACCATTTCTTCACGCATGTTTTGTGACATTCATTACAACGACCTAGACTTTGCGAATACCTCCAAAAAATCTCGAAGGGGTAATCTTTATCTTTTTTGCATAGCGCACATTGAACTTGTACCATCGGAAATAATCCTAATTTTGCATTCGTTTTGACGATATTGCGTGTAAGCTTCTGCTTTCTCCGTAAGGAGTGGTAGGGGGATTTCGTAAAACTCACTGATAGCATTTAGTTCTTCTTCACGGGGCATCTGTCGAAAATATCCGGTCTCCAAGTTCTTCAATCTATTAAGACGCATTCCTAGGAATTCCGCTGCCCGGTATTGCATCAACCCAATACGATCCCGTGATTGTCTAAGAATCTGAGGGAATTCCATTGTTTCCATTTCTAGGTGAAGTTTTTTCATTATGTCCTGGAAAACTCGCATTTCATTTTCTCCGAGATTTAATTTTTCAATAATTGGTTTGCCACTAAATATGTATAAGAATATTTTATTCTGTGCAAATTAAACCCCGTATATCTTCACCTTCAAAATAGATCCATAGAAATTCTTTCAAGCGAGAAAGGATTCTGGCTCCATAAATTCCTTTAATTTGGGAATCCGATAAGTTAGTACTGATGATGGTTGGACGCTCCCAGGCTACACGTTCATCAATGATTTCATAGTAATCTCTCTCGGCGCGTTCAGTGGGTCTTTCTATTCCAAAGTCATCCAGGAAAAGAAATGGAATTTCCTGCATCTGCTGAATTAAATAAGACGCTGAACCGTACATCTTTAAATTTTCAATAATCTGATCATCCAAACTTTTGCTTTTAAACCATCGAATCCCACCCAGTTCTAAGTGTTTAAACATTTCCCTTGCCAAGGCGTACATCAGGTAAGTTTTTCCAAGTCCAGTATTTCCACTAAGCAGAAGGCTATTTATCGGGTTTTCACTCCACTTTTTTCCAACCTCATATCTTTCCTCGGACATGAACTTGTTCACTCTTAGTTGGGCCTTCTGGTATCGCGGAGGGACTTTGTTTAACCGGCAAAATTCTTCCCATCGGTTCATAAATTTTCAAGGGTAGCTAGTCTAGGCTTCCATGTGCTCGGAGTACTCTTCCTGTCTTCGTTTTCGAAACATAGCTTGGAGCCTTTGCGGAAAGCACCCGGTTCGGTTTTCTTTCGTCTATACCAAGACTTAAGCGTGGAGTAGTGAGATCTATATCTCTTGCCGGTAGACCCGAGGTAGTCGTTAAGTTCTTCGATTAGATTGGAAAGTTTTCCGGAGCCGAATTCAGTTTCAAGTGTGGAATACTCAGAGTGGGTCAGCTGAACGTGGGAATCAGAGCCGAATGGGTAAAGTTTCGATGAAGAAGCGGATTTTGAAGAATTGGAAGAAGCGGACGCAGAACGCGCTTTAGCGCGAGCCCCCTTTGGGGGTTTGGGGGTCTTTCTCTCTTCTTTGTTATAAGCTTTGTTATCTATATATGTGGGAACGTCCTTTTCGACGGGTCTGACCCGTCCTTTTCGACGGGTCTGACCCGCACTATAATGCGGGTCTGACCCGCACTCACTTTCGTTTGTTTCGTAATTTTCATCTTCTTTTTCGTATTCGGCTGGAGGAACTATGGCCTTAAGGATTCTAAATCTACCATTGTAAGAGACCTGTTCGAGTAGACCCTTTTTCTTTAGTTCAAGTAGATATTTTTGTAGCTGCCTCTCCTTGAAGCCCATGAATTCACAGAGATAGTCATTACTGGCATAACATCCACCATGTTTAGTCATGTATAGTGAATGAATCTCAGACCACAAGAGGACAGCCATCTTAGACAAGTCCGGCACGAGCCAGATTTCTTTTGGAATCCAGATTCCTTTGAAGTCGCGCAAGTCACGATTCATTTTTCTCCTCCTCTGCAGTTTGTGCAAAAGAAGAAAAAACTCATTAAATAAAGATAGACTAATTTAGTGAATCGATTATAATGTGCGGAGTACACATAGATACTGCGGTCTAACTGATCGTATTGATACATATGTTTTCCTTGTGATGAGGGTCTGTGTGTTGATGTAGCTGTTTTGGCCTAATTGATCGTAGTGAGACACTCTGTTCTTTTAGTGATTGCAACCCGAAGTAGTTGTGTGTCGATTGCAAGTTGTTCTTTCTTAAAGAGTAATTGTTTTTATATGTGACCATTATTTGGTTAGATTTATCCTTTTTGCGGGGATATTGACGAGATAATTTACGCATTTATTGAACAAGGCTTTTCTAAAATAGCCACTCACGAACCGCTTGTGATCCGTATGTTTGGACTCAGTCATGACTTTTGGTAGGGGAGTGGCAGATTTCACATATTTTCCTAATCTTGATTGGTCGCTTCTTGCGTCCGGTCTTGCGTGTAGGTGGCTGAGAAGGGAGTGGTTCCCGTCTCGGCCTTTTTTTTTCACTAAGCGACAAAAGTTCTTTATACACTTTTTTGCTTATCGTGAGTAATTTTATAATTTTTTATCTCTTCTTGCATTTCTTTAGGTAGAAGTTCTTCTATCGTCACTTCTCCGTTGGTGAATATACAAATTTTTAAAGCTGTACTTAGCTTTGGGGTTATTTTTGAAGCTTTAATATTACTGAGGGTGACCGCACATATTCCTGTATCTAGAGCTATTTTCTTCAAAGTCATTTTTTTTCTCCACACATATTCATCTAGATCCATCTCTTCTCCCATTTTAATTAAATATTTAATTTTTATATCTGAATGATGTAAATTTTAACTTATATGCTCTTCACTATATATATTTCCACACTATATTTTCCAGGTGTTATTTTTTTCGTTGCATAATTAAATGCTAGTTTGATATAGTTGGGTATATCCGGATAATCGGGAGTTTATTTGGATAACGAATACGAAGATGAACACAATAAATAGGCCATTACCTACACGCAAGGAATAAAATCATGAATAATGAAGTCACAGTAAAAAAATCAGAGAACATGGTTCTTGAAATACAAGAAACACAAAAAATGTGTCAGATGTTGATGAGTTCTCCACATTATGAAAAATTAGGCAGGTCGGGAATTTTTGCCATTGTCCAGAAAGCTAAATCTATTGGTGTTTCCCCTCTGGATGCATTAAATGGAGGGATGTATTATGTAAATGGAAAGGTTGAAATGTCTGCCACCATGATGAATCAGTTGATTCGAATGCACAAACATTCTATTAGCAAGGACAAGCGTAGTGATTCTACCATATGCATTCTGCATGGTAAGCGTGCAGACAACAATGATACTTGGGTATCTAGTTTTTCTGTGGACGAAGCTAAACAGGCTGGGATTTTTAAAAATACATGGCTTAGGTATCCCACGGATCTTCTGTTTGCACGAGCTCTTTCTCGTTTGGCACGTCAGCTTTTTCCAGATGTAATTAAAGGATGCTATGTACAAGGGGAAATTAGTGAAGCTCCCGTAGTAGATCCTTCAGAGTCCCCCCCCTTGTTATCAAACGTTGTGGCTGTGTCTCAGAATGAATCAGTTATCAGTGATACTAAAGAAGTATCAGTAGATGCAGAGGAAGTGCCAAAAATAAATGAAGAAGAATATCAAGCTTTAGATAGTTGGCTTGGAGGTAACCATGTCTTGCGTAACAACATCGCGACTTTTATTAAGAAAAAGTGGGATATAAACGACATGCGCTTTATGCCGCGTCAGATATATGGCCATTCTCTTAAGCGTGCAAAAGAACAACATGTTGAAGTCGAACAGATGTATGGAGAACAGCTTCAAGCTGTAGCTGGATAGAAATTCGTGTAAAAACAAATGCCCAACAAAACCTTGAGAAATTGCTGGGCATTTGAAAACAACATACAGAACCCCTAGGAAAAGGGTACTTCCTATATCATATAGAAAATTTCATTTTATGCAAAATTTTTGTTTTCATTAGTTCAATTATAAGAAGGAAAACGTTATGTCCGCCCTAATTCAAGGTACACAAGAATGGTTAGAAGTAAGAAAAACTCATATAGGAGCCAGCGATGCGCCTATAATTATGGGAGATAGTCCATGGAAGACATGCTATCAATTGTGGGAGGAGAAATTAGATTTATGTGAACAACCCAGAATGAATTCAGCTATGCAGCGTGGTCATGATCTCGAACCTATAGCTAGACAGGTTTATAACGATCATACCGGAAATTGTGCTGAGCCTGAGGTTTTATTTCATCCGGAACACAAATGGATGATGGCTTCTCTGGACGGTATTTCATTAGATCGATCTATCATTGTAGAGATCAAATGTCCCGGCATTCATGATCATGCGACCGCAGCAAAAGGGGGCATTCCCGAAAAATATTATGCCCAATTACAACATCAGCTTGTCGTAGCTAATTTAAATCTGTTACATTATTTTTCTTACCGTGAGGGAGAATTTTACTTGGTAGAAGTAGAACGAGACGAAAAGTATATTCATAAAATGCAGTCCACGGAAGAGGTTTTTTGGGAAAACCTTAGCGACTTCAAACCTCCTGAATTATCCGATCGAGATTATATAGATAAGGACGACGATCTCTGGTTGCGTACTGCGCAAAACTGGAGTGACTCACACAATAAGTTGGTAGAAATTAAGGGTGAGGAGAAGTCTTATCGGGAAAGCTTAATCCAGCTTGCTAACAATAAAAATTGCAGAGGAGCGGGAGTTAAGATACAAAAGGTTGTAAGAAAAGGATCCGTAGATTATAAATCTATTCCATCACTCTCGGGAGTTGATCTAGAAGGTTATAGAAACTCACCGGTAGAAACCTGGAGACTTAAGTCAATTTAGGGTTTGTGTTTACCGTTTAATAAATATTCAGGCCTATTCTGCCGATGTCATGTAACTCACCTCTGAGTGGATGGTAACAGGTGGTATCTGCGTCTTCTTGGGGGTGACTTACATGACATTCGGCAGAAAAAGAGATAAAATCAGGAGGTGATGATATATAATGGATAAATTTAATGACAAGTATAAAATTCATTGGATGGGTTCTATATATCAAAATTCTTCATATGACACCAGAATTTGTAATTATATGAAAGATTTACATTCTTGGTATCAGCACAGAAAAGAGAAATATAAAGATACTTATAACGATTGCTATAGAAAAAAAGAAATTATCGTAGATAGTAGTAGGTGTTCACGGGATAGCAAAGCAGAAACAAATTCCTATTTAGTAATGTTTGAAGGACATAAGGAGGATTTGGAAAAAGTTTTATCATCTTTAGGAAGTGATTAGTAGCTTTGATGTTGCGGCATACATCGTAAAACAACGCCAAAAAGGCTCCTCGAAGCTGACAGCAATGAAGCTTCAGAATCTGCTGTATTACTGCCAAGCTTGGTCGCTCGTTCGGGAAGAAGCACCGCTTTTTACCGAAGAAATTCAAGCCTGGGCAATGGGGCCTGTCATCACAGAATTGTACGATTGGCATCGTGGCATGTTGTATGTAGAGATCGGGTCGAAAGGAGATCCTGACGCCCTCAGCCCGGAACAGCAAGACACCGTCGATCGCATATTAGATGTATACGGCCACAAGACTGCGCAGTGGCTTAGTAATCTTACTCATATGGAAACACCTTGGAAAGCCGCTCGTGCAGGGCTACAGCCTGGAGAGTGGGGATCCAAGACCATTACCCACGCAAGCTTGCACGAGTATTACGACAGCCTTGATGGAGATGAAAAAGCCCATACTATAGTGTGGTATACGGAGGGTATTCCTATACTGGATTATGGGATTTGTTGTATTTGTTGCCATATTTTTTATAACATCTATTTACAAACTAATTTTTATCATGGATAAACTTAATAAAAAGCCTGAACCTAACCGAATGTTCTCGGTATATAAAAATTCTTCCTATATGGGAACTATCTGCACCTGTATAGAACCTACATCTTCTTGGTATCAACGTGTACGAGATACCCATGAAAAGGGGCGCAGAGAATATGAAGGTACTGAGCCGAATTCAGATGATGAAGATATAGAAGCCGCTATCCTAATGTGGCATTCAAATGAAACTAAAAAGTTTACCGAAAAATTCCCATTTGTAAGAAGAGAAGTTGACACTAATCTTCCTCGGAATCCGGAGTAAGATCTATCTTAAGACCGGTATGTTCTTCAATTTCTGCTTCTAAGAGTTGTTCGGCTACATTGTCATCCTTAAGATGTAATTTTTTGTTAATGTATGAACATCCTCCGGATGTGATAATAAATAACGTAATAAATAAAACAGATCGCATAATCCATTTTCCTAATTCAGGTCGATGGTTCTCGTTATCTTTTAAGATGTAATTGAAAAGTCTTGATAGTTTCATTTTTCTTGTAATGAATCTCCGTTATTCATACCGGCTACGGACTCCAGAGGTATAGAACTAGGAGTATAACCATTAGCAGTAGTAGTGCAATCAGTATAGACATTTCCCGATGCATCTGGCACCGCCTGTGTATTAACTTGATCTCGTAAAAAATCTATTCCTCGAGAGCATACTCCTACATATTGGAGTGGAGCGTCAAAAGGAACTCCCACTTTATTTCGAGCCATAAGATGCTCCTATAAGGTGAAAAAATCTATTTTCGGCTTTTTAAATTTCCCAGCAATTTTTCTAGCTTCTTCGTCGGTAGCCTCATCTATGACAATAACGATCTTCTTATATTCAGTATTTAATATGGATTGAACTCCTTTTACTTTAGATAAAAATTTTTTATCTACAAGAATCAAAGCATCAATTATTTCATCCACACCGAAATAATTTCTCCAAGTTAGGAGGTCTCGTATATCTCTTTTAATTTTTTCTTTATCCATTATTGATCTCCCATGTTTCCGATGCCCCATAAAACAAGCTGATCGGATGAGTCAACATTTGCAAGCTGCAATGCTGTGTTGCCGATATTATCTAAAACAATATCCATTGCTGATGGATTAGCTCCGACTTGATTATGATAAGCTACTTGGAAAGTAGATCCAGAAGCATCAAAATAACGCCCTGAAGCACTCACATATTCCGTTGATGCAGATTCTCCATAAGGTTGGGAAACTAGCGCGGCTACAGCTCCCACTCCCCCCGTGGTGACCCCTCCAAAAGAGCATTGAAATCGAAATTCTCCGGTACGAGAAATCCAGTATCTGTAACTAGTGGTGTCACTCCAGACTGGAGCTGTTCCTCCATTGTCCAAAAAATGTTTGCCGGCTGCTGCACCGTTATGTCCTACTGGAAAAAGAAATTGTCGATTTTCTTGCCAGTGTCCTACTCCATCTTGTATATCTAAAGCTGTCAATGTCCATACATCACTAGAATCTTTGGTAGCTCGGATAGTTCCAATTCCACCAATTGCCTTAGACGTATAGTTAGTTTGGGTTATGTCATTCCACGCAAATACACTGTATTGTTCATCGGCTGTAGCGCTAGATGGATCACCAATATCACCATCACTAGAAGGTGTAGATCTCAGGGGAATGGTTCGGTAGATAATAGGTTCTAAATTGGCGTCACTACTATCGGCCATGAAGCCTATTGCTAATGGCATCGGGTTTCCCCAGGCTACGGCAACTGTAGAACCTAAGAGATTATCGGTTAAATCGGTTACTGTTAAAGTATCGTTGGCTGTTACAGGAAGGAGTACATAGGTGCCAGGAGTCGCATTGGAAGGCATCAAGATGTATCCTGGATTAGTTGAACTTAGGGCAGTACCTTCATATCCATGTAAAGTTAATGTGCCGGCAGCATGTGTAAATCCTAGATTCCACATCCAACAATTTAATCCCTGAAGCATAGATGGTTTTAATAGATTCGGAGCCGCTGATGTGACTCCTACTAGAATCTGACCATCTGTGGGAGCGCCGCTAGATGTGACTTCTGTGGTAGTATTGGCATATACTATTCCATTGGCAGTCATTCCTGTTTCTAATGCAAGAATGCCCGATGCGTCTGGAGCTGTAAAAGTTCTAGTAGTTCCTGTAGTGATTGATGAAGCTTCAAAAGCAATTTCTTTGGTATTGTCTCCATCATCTACAATTCGAAAAGCATTATCAACAAATTCGCTTGATGGAGAAGTCCCTCCACCAGCTGTAATTGCTGGAAGTAATCCTCGAAGATCAATTTCATCTATTGAAGTCCATGTTCCACTAGCGGCTACTTGATGACGTAATTTCCATTCTGAAATTAAAAATCCTGTTCCTACGAAGTCGGTTGGAATCGTATAAGTGGCAAAATTATCTAAATCAGTTTCAACTCCAGTTTTATTATTATAGGAACCTGAAGGTAGGTTACAAAAAAGCCTGTCTCTTATACACATC